AATAGTGACCCTATCATCCCCATTTGGTGGGCATAATGCTGCAGCCTTCTTACGATTTGCTTTTCCGAAATTGCGCGTCATGAAAGATTTAGCGCCTTATAGTAATTCGGTTGAGTTCTCAAGAAGAATTATTCCGCCATGCCGTTGGCTCAATGTGGTTACTACTGGAGGTGGGCTGCCATTCATGGCGGACGCAAATGATGGGGTCGTATCGGTAAAGTCCCAAAGGTGTGTGAAGCCCACAGACGAATTAATCTTGTCGACAAATCATTTCGAAGTAGTTCAACACCCGGCAGTTATCAATGCCATCAATTCAGTGATTAATGGAACACTATTATGAAAACATTTAAAACCTTCCTAGAAGCAAAAGCGGGGGGTTCTGCTGGGCTGGTATATGAGCCCCTTACCGCCCAACCTGCGCCTTACTACCTAGACAAATACTGTCAGGATTCCTTTTGGATGCTTACAAAAAAGGCGCCATTGTTTCGTGGGATACAAAGGAAGGGTCTTGATGTATCTTTTGTTGACCTGACCCAAACCACTCGCAAAAGCCAAAATACATCTAACTGGTACACGGAAATCTTTGACAATCACCCCGAGATGCAAGACTTTCCAAAAAGGAGCAAATCGATGGTTTGCTCAAATAGTTATGATTATGCTAGGGGTTTTGGTGATGAAGTATATGCCATTTTCCCAGTCAAAAACTCAAAAATCGGACTGGTTCCTGAATCAGATATTTGGGAAATTTCCGTAAATCTTTTTGGGAAATCGTTAGATATAAACGTCATGAATAAGTTTTTAGCCCAAATTATCATAATTGGGTTGAATACCGATCTTTGCACGTTTGAAATTTTAAAACAGTTTGGCGACCAAATAAAACATGAAGATGGTGAAGTCTATCAACGGATAAAGAATAGCAGATATTCGGGCTTACTGGACAATGGCGAATTCGTTAATAACTTTTTGGGAGCTATTTTGGAAGCGTATTCGCCAGACAAATTGGGCCTGAAAACTTTTACCCCTGCGACATTATCAACGGCCTATTCACCATATCACGAACATGAGGTTTGGTTTGATACAGGCGCGATTGTTATCCCATTGAATAAATGGCACGAAATGGTGAGTGCTTACAAAAAGAGTAATCGCGATATTAGAAGTTGGCAAGATTTGTTGGAAGTGATGAAAAATGAAAACATTTAAAACCTTTTTACAAGAAGCAAGAGCAGAGGGTTCTGCTACACTAGAATTTGTAAACATTTCCAACGTACGGGAATTTTTGGAAAATAATTGCAAAGACTCGTTATGGATGATTAAGCAAAATAAGCCACTATACCGCGGCTTCAGGAAGTTTGATAATGCTTCAGGTCCAGCTTATGTTGACTTAAGAGGAACCCGCCGTGTCAGTGAAAGCACTTCTAATTGGTATACAGAAATCTTCGATAACCACCCTGAGATGAAAGATTTCCCAAAGAGAGGCAAATCGTTGATTTGCACTACTGATTTTGATTATTCCCGCCAGTTTGGTAAACCCTCTATTGTCATCCCGGTTGATGGCGCAAAGATCGGACTTGCTGGAACTGAGGATATTTGGGACTTGAGAATGGAACTATTCGGGGGTGTTACTGGAGGTTCTATCAAAGATGCGAATGATAAGCTGCAAAAGATTGTATGGGCTTGCAAAAATGACGATACGGATAAAGTTGCCAGTTTTCAGGACTTGGAACAAATAGACGCGATTCTTAAAACGCCAAATAATGAAATAATCAATAGGCTCTCAACTGACCCGTATCAACTCGGATTAAACTTTGAGAAAATAATTAAAAATAGTGATTTTACAGATAATTTTCTGCAATCGATTTTGGATGCTTATTCGCCGACCAAACTAGGTTTAACTTCAGCAACTACAAAAACTTTAAACTGAACGGGCTTCAAGAAATTTGGTTTGATAAAGGCGCAGTAGTTATTGGAATAGAAAAATGGGAAGAAGTGCGTAATAATTTTTAGTAGCCTACTATAAATCGCTGGAAATTTGCCCACCAACATTGCCTATTCCATCAAGAGATATCAATTGGTTGTAAGAGCAAACAAAATTTCCACCCACTTCTCTTGGTGCACCTTGTAGAGATGTCAATTTGTTATCAGAGCAATTAAAATTCCCAACGACTTCCCGTGGTGCACCTTGTAAAGAGGTCAATTGGTTTCTAGAGCATAAAAAATTTCTACCGACTTCCCCTGGCGCACCTTGTAAAGAGGACAATTGATTATTAGAGCAATTAAAATTTTCACTTGCTTCACTTGGTGCACCCTGTAAAGAGGTCAATTGGTTATTAAAGCACCAAAAATTTCCGCCGACTTCCCTTGGCGCACCTTCCAAAGATGTCAAGTTATTGCGTGAGCAATCAAACATGCCACCTACTAGCCGTGGCGCCCCTTGCAAAGATGTTAAGTTATTGCGTGTGCAATCAAACATGTCACTTACTAGCCTTGGTGCCCCTCTTAGGGATGTCAAGTTATTGTGTGAGCAATCAAACATGCCACCTACTTCTCTTGGTCCTCCTTGTAGAGAAGTTAATTGGTTAGAATAGCACCAAAAGCCAGAGCTGATTTCTCTTGGCGCCCCTTGCAAAGAAGTCAATTCATTATAAGCGCAATCAAAGTTGCCGCCAACTTCCCTGGGCGCACCTTGTAATGACGCTAAATTATTACGGTAACAGTGAAAATCTCCACCAACTTCCCTTGGCGCGCCCTGTAACGAAATTAATTGATTATAAGCGCAATCAAAGTTGCCACTTACAATACCAAATTTCACGGGAATGTATGTTAAGTTCTTATGGTATAGGTTTACACTTCCATTTACATCAACCGTCAAATCTTCATTAATTGTGTAATTAGTAATGTCATATTTGTTGAGTATGGCCTCAACTTCTTGTTTAGAAGTTGGCATTGATTCGAATAACTGTTTTAATTTCACGATATATCACTTATAATTCGCCCGCCAACATTGTCAATTCCGTCAAGGGAAGTAATTTTATTATGAGAGCAATAAAAATCCCCGCCTACTTCTCTTGGTGCCCCTTTTAAAGATGTCAATTTGTTATAAGAGCAATAAAAATTTCCGCCTACTTCTCTTGGTGCACCTTCTAAAGATTTCAATTTGTTAAAACCACAATAAAAAACGCCACCTACTTCTCGAGGCGAACCCCGTAACGAAGTCAATTTGTTGCTGCGGCAATAAAAATTCCCATCTACTTCTCGAGGTGCACCATTTAAAGTTATCAATTGGTTTCTAGAGCAATTAAACTCCCCACCAACTTCTCGAGGTGCGCCTTCTAAAGATGCCAATTGGTTGTCAGCGCAATAAAAATTTCCGCCTACTTCTCGAGGTGCGCCTTCTAAAGATGTCAATTGGTTGTCATAGCAATAAAAATTACCATTGACTTTATCAAATGTGACAGGGAGTGCTATTAATTTCTTATTAGCAAGTTTAACATCCCCATCCACGTCAACAGACAAATCTTCGTTGATAACATAATTGGTAATGGCATATTTTTTAAGGATGGCCTCAACTTCTTGTTTAGAAGTTGGCATTGATTCAAATAGATGTTTTAATTTCATGATATATCACTTATAATTTGCTCACCAACATTGCCAACCCCATCAAGGGATTTTAGATGTGGGTTTTTAGAGCAATTAAATTCTCCCCCGATATCACGGGGGCAACCTTGTAAAGTTTCTAATTTGTTATTTTCGCAGCTAAAATCTCCGCCCACTTCCTTAGGCGCACCTTCCAAAGATGTTAAGTTGTTATTATAGCAANNATGTTAAGTTGTTATTATAGCAATAAAAATCTCCACCAACTTCTTTAGGACAACCTTGCAAGGTTGTCAATTGCTGATTAGAACAATTAAAACTTCCAGTAACTTTACCAAATTTGGCAGGAATTATTTTTAAATCAGCAAAACGAAAATCTATATTCCCATCTACGTCAACTGATAAGTCAGTGTTAATTGTATAATTTTCGATTTGGTATTTCTTGAGAATATTCTCGACCTTTTCTTTGGGGGTCAAAAACACTGATCCGAATAAATGTTTTAGTTTCATGGTAATTTCCAAAAATTGGCATTATGTATTTATGGCCTAAGGGAGTAGCTTGACAATTAACAAGCCCCAAATGTCGTATTTTGCAGTTATAAATAATCTGTAAAAACTATAGGATTATTTAATGGCTACCAATCTGTCTATCAAAAAAGCATATGCTCAAACAGAGTATACCCCGGAATCAATTCAGGATCTTATAAGATGTAAAAACGATCCTCTGTATTTTATCGAGAAGTTTGTAAAGGTTCAGCATCCTACTAAAGGCATTTTGCCAATGCAGCTTTATGAATATCAGAAGAGGATGCTGACTGCTATACATGAGCAGAAAGAGTGCATAATTCTGGCAGCAAGGCAATCGGGTAAATGTGTTTTTGAAGATACTGAACTTGTTATAATAAAGAAGCCTACGGGCATTAAAAAAGCACTATTAAAACTAATCGATGGGGAGACGTATGGAAGAATATTTGGGGACAATAATTAAAAAGCGTGCGCCAAAAGGAAGCGTTAGGGGGTTTCACCCCTGCCCAACATGTGGTGAAGTATACGAAAATGTTTCGGGGCACAAAAAGTATTGTTCAAAAGAATGCCAACCAAAATTGGAAAAGATCTGTGAAGAATGTGGCAGCTTCTTTTTCGCAAAAATGAAAGTGCAAAAATGCTGTTCAGTAGAATGCCGCGATAAGAATAATCAGGCGAAAAGCGAAGCAAAGAAGGCGGCAGATCCGACACTGATTGCTTGCAAGATATGCGGAATTTCTCGTAAACACATAATTCTGCATTTGAATAAAGTGCATAAAATGACTGTTGCGGAATACAAAGAGCTATATCCTGGTGCCCCTATTGTTTGTGAATCGACATCTACAAAACTTTCTGAAAATGTTTCCGGCGAAAAGAATGTATGGTTCAACCATGGCGGAAAACTCTCACCATTTTCTACAAAATTTGTCAACTACGAAAATCTGACAGAAGAGGAAAAAGAGGAAGCTAAGCAGAAGGCGGTTAAAGACTATGTTTTGACTATTCCAAAGGAAAAGTTGAACACGTCAAAACATTATTGGATGAATAAAGGCATGAGTGAAGAGGAGGCCGAAAAGACTTTATCTGCTAGGCAGTCTACATTCAGCCTAGAAAAATGCATACAGAAGCATGGCGAAGAAAAAGGATTAGAAGTCTTTACAGCTAGGCAAGAAAAATGGATTTCTACGCTAAATAGCAAACCTGAAGAGGAACAGCATCGCATCAACCGTATGAAAATGACTGGACGTTCGGGCGCAGTTTCAAAGATTTCAACTGAGCTGTTTTCGCAACTGCCTACTGGCGGAAGATTTGGGGTCGCATCCGAGCAAAATGAAGGCGAAGTTGCATTTCGCATGGAAAGTGGTAAACTGGCTTTCATTGATTATATTCTTGGAAATAAGTGCATAGAGTTTAATGGTGACTATTGGCATGCAAATCCAAAAATTTATAAAGAAGACAAACAGTTTAGTTTTCGCAGACATAAAATAAAAACTGCAAAAGCTGTTTGGGAAGCTGATGCTTACAAAATCGACCAAATACAGAAAGCGGGCTTTGAAGTTCTGATCATTTGGGAATCAGACTATAGAAAAGATAAACAGGGGACAATACAAAAATGCTTACATTTCTTAGAACAAAATTGATAGACTGGTGCCTTTCAAAACGCGAAAAAACTATAGGTGAATTATACACTGAAAGTTTGCCCGAGCAGGTTCAGATTCCTGACCAAAATGGAAACCTAAAGTTTATTGGTTCTGGAACTTCACCGCTCTTAGTACAAACACCAACGGGCTGGTCACCAATCAAAAAAATTCTTAAGACTATAGAATACCAAGCTTGGGAACTGACTCTTGAAAATGGTAAGTCCCTAAAGTGTGCCGACGAACACTTAGTCATAACCGAGGCTGGTGAAGAAAAACATGTTTACAAACTTACTCCTGATGACGTTATACAAACAATTAGCGGCCCGTCAAAAGTAAAAACTGTCGCCAAGCTGAATTTTTCAGACAATATGTTCGATTTAGAACTTGATGACGATGATCATGTTTATTATACTAACGGCATTTTAAGTCATAACACTACCGTCGTTGCAATGTATATTCTTTGGTTGACTTGTTTTGCTGACGATAAGCTAGCAGTTATTGCTTCAAAGGCAATGAATCATGCGACAGAGATTATGTCCCGTATCAAATTTGCATATGAAGAACTCCCGGCTTGGTTAAAACCGGGGTGCAAATACTATTCCAGAACGAGTATCGAATTTGATAATGGGTCAAAGATTAAATCTGAAGCAACTAGCGAAAAAACAGGTCGAGGCGGTTCGCCGTCGTTTTTATTCATCGATGAAATAGCTTTTATTAATAGGAGGATTCAAGAAGAAATGTGGGCCTCTATTGCTCCGTCATTATCTACTGGCGGTAAATTCGTTCTGACTAGTACCCCCAATGGCGACAGTGATCTATTTGCGTCTATTTGGCGCGGTGCAAATTCTGGACAAAACTCTTTTTACCCAGTCAGAACGTATTGGCATGAACACCCGGAGCGAGATCAAAAATATTACGATGAAATGAAGGGCAAGCTTGGACCGGTCCAAATTCGCCAGGAAGTTGATTGCGAATTCCTTTCTTCAGATGCTCTACTTGTTGACACACGCAAACTTCACTCTTTAAAGACCAAGCCGCCGTTGTTTGAGAACATGGGCTTCAAATTTTGGAAAGAAGTTTCTGGCGCCAATAAGATGTACTTAGTCGGCGTTGACCCAGCAACAGGAACTGGCAGCGATTTCACGGCTATAGAAGTTTTTGAATTTCCATCTTTAGAACAAGTTGCCGAGCTCCGGTTAAATACTGTTAATATTCCATTAATTTATGCAAAGATTAAATGGCTTCTTAAACACTTACGAGCACAAGATGCCAATCGTAATTCTGCTGAAGTTCTTTGGACATTTGAGCGAAACGGTATCGGTGAAGCTTTAGTCGCCATGATTCAGAACGATGATGGTGACGGCATCGACATTGACGGCGTTGATTTATATAATGAGAATAATGGCAAGTTCGGCTGCTTTACTTCTGGTTCATCTAAGCTGCTCGCGTGTATGCAGCTGAAGAATTTAATTGAACGGATTAGCAACGGGCTAGTTGTCAATTCAGAAGTGTTGCACTTTGAATTACAAAACTATATTGCTACTGGCGGAACCTACGCTGCGAAAAAGGGAAGTACTGATGACACTATCTCAGCAACGCTGCTTGTTATTAAGCTGCTAAAACGTCTTTCAGAACAAGATGAGGTCGCACAGAAGCTCGTATATGAGAACGTTGCTGCAGACTCAGACCTTGACAGCTCGCTAGATGGCGACCAGTTTGGCGGAGAACCTGTGCCGTTCGGGGTACTTTAAAAAACTTTTACAAGGTTCGGTTTTCGGGGTATAATCTGGTCAAACTTTAACCGGAGAATTTGTGCACCTCGACCTTGTTACTTCTATGTTCCAAATTGGAGCAGTTATTTTTCTACTCGACAATATCCGAACCCTGTTAAAGGATAAGCAGCTCAAGGGTGTAAGTATAGGGATGATTTCCTTCTTTACTCTATGGGGTTATTGGGGTATTTACATGTTCTACATGCTTAAGCAGCCGTTTAGTATGTGGACCAATGTTGCTATTGCCGCAGCTTACACAGTTTGGCTTTCACTTTCTCTTTACTTTAAAAAATGAACTACCCTTTTGAAATTTTGGTTTATGTTCATCGTCGCCCCCATATGCGCTGCGACAGCCTCGAATATGAGCTATACATGGGAAAAACCCATCTCGAAAACATGTTTGACCATGAACGAGTAGATACGCAAACGACTTCGCTCTATTTTGCTTATCCAGAGCGATGGCTAAACATTGTTGAGGAGCGAAGCATCTATGACCGGGCAAAACGGCTGTATCCAAATTTGAAAACCCTGACGATTAAAACACAATCTGTTTACATCATCCAGTGCACAGCTGCCAAAAACATTAGGATTGTTTCAAGTGAAGCAGAACGTGATTATGTTGACAAGCATGGGATTCTTCCACAGGAGTCAGATACTGGCAAACTTTGGTTCCCAAATGCTGGTAACATCATCAATGCAAAAACTTTGAACGTGCTATGACCTTTAAAATTATTGGCGAGATTTACCCATCGGATTTATTCAGGTACAATTCTGATACCAAAACATTTTTCGCAAATTATATGGACGTTCCAGGGTGCTTGAGACAACTTTCAAGTGATGATTTTGTTGGGGGTTTTGGCATGCGTTCCGTTAAGACTGGAAGAGTTATCTTCTTCATTTTGTTTAGTGCTGAGGTGAGGCCAGAAGGAAATCTGTACACCTTCAAAAGCACAAATGAGCGAATGCCAGATCTTCAAGTGAAAATTACGTTTTCGACTTCAAGTGCAGTGGAACACCTTGACTAATTTTTTAGCCCCTTAAATCCTCATGAACAAAATTCTCTTTAAACTATTTGGCAATGATGCCCGTTGGTTGCAAAAACGGCTCGTAAAGTCTGTTGTTGACTTTAATAAAACCTACCCATCAGAATTTACTTGCCCTGTTGTGCGAACCAACTGGGGCATAGCGGGCGCTTCTTGGTACACGGATAAAATGGAAAAGTATACTGGCCGATGCGACGCTATCCCGTTTCATAGTTTGGCGTTGGTGAATCGTACGAATTCGTCTTTTGAACGTGCTAAATTTTTGCAACAGCTTGCTAAAGATTACCAATAAACTCAGGAACCAAAAATGATTGAAACAACAGAATATTACGATGAGTTTCTGCGATACTATAAGGTGGCAGAAGTTCAACAAGAAGAATGTAATTTGGGTTCTTTGTGCTATACGAAATCAAGTGTCGATGATGACTTGATGAAGCACGTCCATCTATTTGATGTGGTTGAACGAAAATATGCGGGCTTCATTAATGTCGGTGCAGATGCCCATATCAACCGAAATCTTAAAGACGTAGATATTTCTAAAATCAACAGCTATTGTGACTGGCATGGCTTGGGTGATTTTGACGGCAATCGAGCATTCAAATGTTGATTTCGATTTCTACCAGGAAAAGTGTCAAGCGAGAAAGAATCTCTCGAATGACTGAAAGCTTTTCAAAAAGCCTTGGGCTGGAACCGTTCGAAGGCGCCATTCGCATTTTGACCACCAGCGCCATCAAGATTGATGGACTAGCAGCAACTTCTTTTTTGCCAGAACATAATGTTGTTGTCATTGTAGTGGATTCAAAGATCAGGGACCCACATATCATGGGGCTGGCGCTAGCTCATGAATTTGTGCACGCCAAACAATTCCTTGATGGTCGGCTCCAAGAAGTGGATGGAAAGCACGTTTGGCTTGGAGAGGAAACCGGGCATTATTCATACGATGAACAGCCGTGGGAAATTGAAGCTTACGACAAAATGTTTTCGCTCGTTGAGACTTTTTACAAAGAAATGGTGTTATAATTCTCTCATTCAAGGAGAACGCTATGTTGCATATCAAAGTTGAAGATGGTAAAGCTGTTAAAATTTTTGACAAGTTTACAGATGCATGTAACGAAGAATTTCGCGACCCATCAGTTCAGTCCCGTTGGGATTGGACCAGTTTTGAGCAGGTCAAAAAGCTTGCAGAAGATTGCACTGTTCTGACTGGGAAGGTGAACCTTCCTGTTGATGCCGGTGAATGGTGCAGCCCACGTTTCGATGTGATCGAAGCACCAGCTGTTGGTGAGTCTGTATCAAAAGCTTTTAACGGCGATTATTACCCAGAAGGCGAGATTGTAAAAATCACTGCAACTTGGCAAATCAAGACTTCGGCTGGGAAAATTTTCCGTCGCCATAAGAATTCAGCCTGTTGGAAAGATTCCAATGGATACGGCATGATTTCTGGACATCACGACGAACGTAACCCACACATTTGAGGCGAACGAAAAATGGACACTCGCGAAAAAGACATTGAAAAAGTCAAAAACTTGACCATGGGAAAACCATGTTACATTAATTGGTTTGAAGAGGGTGGGGGAGCAGTTCATTTGATTGAAGACAAACTGTTTCTTTATTCAGTCCCGCAATACGGCGGGTTGGCAGTTTATAAAGGAACTTTTGATCTTGACGAGGTTGAAAAACTTGTAAACTTGGCTTATACTTGGGCATAAAATGACTCCTGAAGAAATTAGCAATGGCGCCTTTAAAGTTGCAAAACTTGCGACTGAAAATTATCTGCAACAAAACCTCCATTGGTACCCGTGCGGATTTGCCTGGGTACGCATTCGCCCAGCACGTGGCAAGTTTGTTGCTTATTTGAAAGAACAGAAACTTGGGAGCATTGACAGTGATGAAGGTGGGTTTGTGGTGTACAACCCATCAAATAACCCTACTCAAGCAATGTACGCAAAACTTGCAGGGGCCAAGGCTTTTGCAGATTTTCTATGTGCTAATGGCATCAAAGCATTTGTTGAATCACGGGTGGACTGATGAAAATATTCTGGGCGGTTTTGATTATTTGGTTTGTAACACTTGCCAGCTGGATGGCTTCAAATAAACAAACCACTTTCATTTCGTGTTATAATGGCGTTCAACATACTTCGGTCGTCCATGAAGGGAAAATTTTTCCAATTATGATGCTGAAAGATTCCGAAACATTTAAAAACAAGAGTTGTCCACTATGATCGATCGTTTTGAAGAATTCGCGTCTCGGTTCAAGAAGACTGATATTTGGCGCAATATGCAGTTGACGCGTGAAGATTCCCCCTGGCATCGTGAGGATAATGTTGCAGTTCATACTGAGATGCTTCTCAAGTGGTACAAGGACAATCCATATTCTGCTCGCAATGACAGTCAACGCATGTTGACGATGGTTGCTTGTTTGATGCATGACATTGGCAAACCACCGTCACAAATCTTGAAATACTCTGAAGAGCGTGGTGAATATCGTGCATATCATGGGCATGAACTTGTTTCAGCCCGTATGTGGGTTGACTATGCAACTACGAATTTCGGAATGATTTCTGAACTTCTGAAATTCACAATCGACGATGTGTGCAATATCGCTTTTTTCTTGGAACATCATGTCCCGTTTTCTATGAAGAATCCTCGCAAACGCAGAGCTTTGAAAAATTCGTTGCTTTCGAGAGTCGGCGAACATGGTCACGAAGCTTACCTTGATTTTCTTTTGTCAGACCAACATGGTCGGATTTCTGATGATCAGCACCTGAAACTGGCTGCAGTCGATGAATGGATGGAAGAATGGAAAAAAGTGTAGATGAAACAATTTCTCTAAAAAGCTTTTTGCTGACGCTTGTAATCGTTATAATTGCACTTAGCTCAATGCTTTTAATCATTCATGGCACCGCAAATATGTCTTCTAAGGCAAAAGAATTTGCAGAACGTTGCGCAGCAGAAACCGGAGTAGTTGTCGCTGCAAGGACTGGAGATATTTGTATTCCAAAATGGATTATTTTTGAAGAGGCCAAAAAATGAAGACATGTTACATTATGGTAGGGGTTCCCGGTTCTGGCAAGTCGACATACATGAATAAGCAGCGACAGCTGCTTCAGGATTCCTCAGTGTTTTCTTTGGATATGTGTCGACTTGCATTCTTGGGGAAAATTTTTACCGAGAGTGAACAAAAAATTGCTTACAAATTGGCCTTCGTAAAAGCGAATGACAATAAAAAGAGTTTGATGACTTCGTGAACACTGCTTGGCAAAATGCGCTGAAGCATGAACATGTCTTTGTTGACAATACTAATTTGACTGTTAAGTCTCGCGCACGCTGGATTCAAGATGCACGAGCTAAAGGGTTCAAGATTATCGTTGTCAATATGTTGGTTCCTCTGCAGGTAGCAATCGATCGTCAGGCCACGCGTCCAGATAAAGAAGTTCCTGCTCAAATTGTCAAAGATATGTACATGCGAATGCAGGAACCGACTGCCGATGAGTATGATTACCTTGTGAATGTTTTTTGAGTTTTTCGCACCAAGTAATAAAAGTTTACTTGGTGCCCTTCTTGAGTTATAATAATCACTTAGACTGACAAATGTTCCACTATGTTCCACTATGTGCAATCCATAGATTATTCGGAACAAAAATCCCCACGCTGACTTCTCTGGTTCTATAAATAGCTTTACAGCTTCTTGCTGTATTTTTCAAAGTTTGATGCAACTTTATTTTATGATGAAATTTTTTTACAACTTTAAATTTAGGAAACTTTATGACGATCAAAAACAAACTAGACGCTCTTAAGGGCGCATTTGACAAGAAGGCCACTGGTTCTGGCGACGGTGGAGATCAATCTTGGAAATTGAAATATCCTTTCTGGAAAATGCCAGAAGATTCGCAAGCAGTTGTGCGATTCCTTCCAGACCTTGATGAAGACAATAATCTTCAATTCCTCGTAGAAAAGCTTGAGCATGAATTGGTTGTTAATGGCCAAACTCATCGCATCCCTTGCCTTTCGATGTTTGACGAGGACTGCCCTATTTGCACACTTTCCCGCAAATACTATGACGAGAAAAACGAAGCCATGGGCAAAAAGTACTACCGCAAGAAAAGCTATATCGGCCAAGTTATTGTGGTGGAATCGCCAATCGAGCATGACCAAAATCAATTGGTCAAACTGATCGATTTTGGGCCTGCAGTCTTTAAACAGATTCAATCCGCATTCCAATCTGGCGACCTTGAGGAAGTGCCTTACGCTTTCCAAGGTGGTTATAACTTCCGCATCAAGAAGACCAAAACTGGTCAATATGCATCTTACAGCACGTCGAGCTTTTCGCCAAAGCAGACTAGCCTTGACGATGATGTGATTGAACAAATTCAATTGTTCAACCTTCGTGACTATATCGGTGCTAAACCAGAACGTTCGGTTGTTGAAGCCCTGTTGATGGCAGAACAAACTGGGTCTGATGCAGCAAGTTCCAAACCACAAACTGCGAAAACACAGGATAGTGCAAAAGAGGAAGCTGCTAAACCTGAGACTGCAGTTGCTGCAAAATCTGAGGAGCCTGTTGTGAGCAAATCCTCTTCGGTTATTGAACAGTTGCGCGCTCGCGCTAAAGCTGCTAAAGCAGAAGAGTAATCTTGTTCTTTAAGGGCCTAAGATGTTTCAATGCGTCTTAGGCCCTTTATTTTCTTTGGAGAAAAATATGAGTTTAAGTTTTTTGAAAGATTTCAAACGCGCCCTAAGTAAGATGGAGACAATCGTAACTGATTTCTCTCCACCAAAGTTTTGGTATTCAACCGGCAATTTGGCGCTGAATAAGGTTATTTCCGGATCCTTCACAAAAGGAATTCCACAGGGTCGGGTGACCGCCCTAGCTGGGCCTTCAGGATGTTTGCCTGCTGATGAAGTAATTTCGGCATACGCGTTTAAGACTGATCCGGGTCTTGCACCAGAAATTAAAAAAGAGTGACCAACTAAAGGATTAAAATGTTTAGCACACAAGTAATTTTAAAAGAACTTTTAAGTTTTTATAATGGGCAAGAGTTGGCCGAAAAAATTGGGATTTCAGCTGAAGAACTGATCTCTGAATCAAATAAAGGATCAAACAGTTCTTTTGTCGATAAACTGAAGGCCGCATGGGATGCACACGTTCTCGCAAATTTGAAGCAAATGACCATGCGAGAATTTGTTGATGCTGCAAAATCTGGTAAGACGCTAATGGTTGACACGCCAGATGGTCCGCAATATGTTCCAACCGTTTTTGAGAAAAAACCCCGAAACCTTGTCAAGATTAATACTGTTGGCCACCAACTAGTTTGCTCAGATGACCACTTGATTGAAACTTCTGTCGGTTGGGTATTTGCAAAAGATGTTACGGCATTGGAAGTTATTACGTCCAGTGGCTTGCAACATGCAGCGGTGGAACAAACGGGTCGAGTAGAACCTGTTTGGGATTTTGAGGTTGCTCATGATAATCATCGATATTGGGGCGGAACCGGCATTAGTTCCCATAATAGTGGTAAATCATTTATCCTATCCAACATCGTCAAGAATGCCCAAGCGCAAGGCGCATTTGTTGTCATGCTCGACTCTGAACATGCGCTCGATATTGGCTATTTGAAAAAGATCGGTGTTAATGTAGACCCCGACAATTTCCTTTATGCGGGGGTAACAACATTTGCAGACGTTGTCAAAGTCATTTCGGAATTTGTGACTTCTTATGAGAAAACATATGGTCGTGACAATCCTGATAGCCCACCTGTAGTCATTGCCCTCGATTCCATTGACATGCTGATTACTGATTCTGAAAATGACCACTTTCAGGCAGGCGTTCAGAAGGGCGATCAGGGCCAACGTGCTAAGCAATCTAAGCATATGCTTCGTACTATTGTGTCACGTATCAAGCGCAACCCAATGACCTTCCTGGTAACCCACCAAGTGTATCCAAACCCTGATCTGATGAATGGACAGGGCTTGTGGATTGTGAACAATGCAATTCGTTATTCTGCAAGCCAGATTATGTTGATTGTTCCCGCTAAATTGAAGGACGGTTCAGACATTATCGGGGTTCGTATGAAAGTTGAGACTTACAAATCCCGATTTGCTCAAGTAGGAACCAAAGTGGAAGTTGAAGTTCCGTATGCATCTGGAATGAATAAGTATTCCGGGTTCCTGGATATGATGGAAGATCTTGGGGTTGTAAAAGCTTCAGGCGCATGGAAATCATTGGAGCTTCCTGGTAAAGAAGTGAAGAAGTTTCAAACCAAGCATTTGAATGAAGAACTGGTTGCAATGATCATGAGCCACCCATCGGTGACACAATCCGAGAAAAGTGTTCTTGAATTGATGGCTGATGAAACTTCTTATGCAGATGAGAATGCTGAAATCAGTAAGCTAGAAGAATAAAAGACTTGCTTATTAGCTAAGGGAATGCAGCATTAGTTTGCTGCATTTTCTCGTTTTGGAGAATAACAAATGAGTTTCCTATTACATTTAGAAGAAGATAAGCTTGACAAGATCGTTGACGTTCTTATTAGATATGAGAACACAATTGAAAAAGCTGAACCGATTTTCAAATTAGAAAATCGTCGCATTGAAGAAATCGCAAGAACTCTACCACATTATCAGTCGTCATTTGACCAACAGTATCAGGAACTAAAAGGCCTTGAGGAATGGCTGAATAATGTCAAAGAAAAACGCATTGCAAAACTTTGGAAGAAATATAACGAGGGGTATTCTAAATCTTTGTCCACGCGTGACATCCAAGCTTATATTGCCGGCGAAAAAGATATTGTGGAATTGAATCAAATCATTATTGAAGTTACTTTGTTGAAAAGTAAAATGCTTTCGATTGTAGAGGCACTAAAACAACTCGGATGGCAATTAGCAAATATTACCAAACTGAGAATTGCCGAAATGCAGGATGCTATTCTATGAAATGTTTCCTAACCATTAGAGATGAAGTTTGGTGCAGTTTAACGGGACTTTCACCAGAACATAATAATACGCTCGTAAAAGAATTTTCCGTTTTTGTCGACGGATATTTTTTCATGCCGGAATATAAGAAGGGGTCATGGGATGGCAAAATAAAATTCTTTGACAAAACCGGTAAAACCTACATCCGCCTACTAGAACGCATTTTTGTATTCCTTGACAAATGGGGCTACGAGATTGAACTAACTGATAACCGGAAAGCTTTTAAACAACCGGTTATTAGCGGAAAGATTACAAAAGTCGATGCAACTGGATTGGCACTTGAAGCTGAAGGCTTGGATGTTATGGGAGATGTTATTCTTCCGAATGGCCAAAAATTTTTGCTAAGACCATATCAATTACAATGTGTCAAAACATTGGTTGAAGTTGGCTCTGGGATGTGTATTGCAGGAACAGGTGCAGGTAAAACCTCAATTACAGCTGCATTATCCTATGTGTATTCAGATGCAGGTTACAATGTCATTACAGTAGTCCCATCTACTGATTTAGTTGATCAGACTGCATCTTGGTATAGAATGCTTGGATTAGAAACTGGCGCTTATTGTGGTGCAGAAAAGGATATTGAGAAGCCTAATGTTGTTGCCACGTGGCAATCTTTGCAAAATAATCCCGGGGTGCTACAAAGGTTCAACGTAATTATATGGGATGAATGCGTTCACCCTGAAACATTGATTGACATTCCTGGCGGACAAATTGAAATTAAAAATCTGAAGGTTGGCGATCTTGTTAAAACGTTGAATGAGACCACTAAAGAATTGGAATACAAACCAATTAAGAAGGTTTATAAAAACATGTTTGTTTCAAAGGGGGAAAAGATTTTCAAGTTTACTTTTGACAATGGTAAAACACTAACAGTTACTGGTAATCATAAACTATTGACTGATACTGGCTGGAAGAGGGCTGATGAGATTACGGAATCTGCGTTACTATATAGCACGAAGATCTGCAAAATTGAACAAATAGATTATTCGGGTGATGTTTTCAATTTGCACGTAGAAGACAATCATAATTACTTTGCTAATGGCGTGATAGCAGCCAATTGCCACGGTGCTAAGTCTGCTGTCGCATCAAAGCTCTTAAATGATTTTGGGAAACACATCGCCTTTAGGTTTGGTGTAACGGGAACACTTCCAAAGCCTTTAGCTGACCAAATGTCTTTGACGAGTTCAGTTGGCGAACGACTGATTGAAGTTCCGGCGGCTTGGTTGATTGAGCATGGCTATCTGTCAAAGATTGAAATTCAGCCAATTGAATTGAATGAGACTTTCGTTGATGAAAACTTTCCCGATTATCCAAGTGAAAAGGCATTCCTGTCTAAGTCACCTGCGCGTATGGAAATGATTGCTGATTTAATCATCTCTAAGTGCGCAGAACACGGAAATACATTAGTCCTAACACATTCTATCAAGTTTGGTGAAAAGCTTGCAGCGCTTATCAAAGATGCCGTATTCCTTTATGGGGACTCCCCATCTGATCTTCGTAAAGAGCATTACGATCTGTTTGCTACTAGGAATGATTTGATTGTAATCGCCTCGTCTGGAATTGCAAGCACTGGCATTTCAATTGATCGAGTATTCTGTCTAATGCTAGTGGATGCTGGCAAATCCTATATCAAAGCCATTCAGTCATTAGGCCGTGGATTGAGAAGGGGTCATGACAAAGATTATGTTTATGTTGTTGACGTCCACTCAAAACAGAAGTGGGCCAAGAAGCATTATAAAGATCGAGAAACTTTTTACAAAGAGGCTCAATACCCTATATTGAAGAAACAAGTGCTTAAAGTTAACCAGCTATGAGTAATGTGTTAAAATTACAAAATAATAACAACAAGGACTTAAATGCATATTTTAACTGATTACGGAAAATCTTATTCGATAGATTCTTTAACTACTCCACTTGCTGTAAAATACAACTGGATTTTCAGCGGCCCAGCATGTGACTTTATGTTGCAACAGATTACATATCTGGAAGAAACCACTGGGCCGGCAATCAAGTTACAGATTAATGGAACCGAAATATGGGTTCCATCTTCATGGAATATCCTAGTGACTGATAGGGAAACTTATCAATTGGATACCGTTCCGGTAAAATCATGTTCAGGGGTAAAGCATATCGCATTTGCATTTTCACCAGATGAAATGAAGTTGCGAACCTTGGATATTAATGTACTGGATTTTTCTGAAGATATGTCTATTGTTCACCCCATGATTTCAAAAGGTACTTCATTAGTCAGCCCGGTTGGACAAGTTTTTAAAAACATTAATCAGCAAATTGAAACGTGTGTCGCTATTGGCCCATTTGATTTAGTAAAACATCTGTCTACTAAAGTGGTTGGGGATATTTTTTCATAAGGTTGAAATTCCAACTATAAATAGTTCTACTATCAAGGAGAACTATTATGGCGGACTTTTTCGGGGCTGCATTTCATCATGCGATGAAATATGAAGTTGGAAATTTTTGGAATCCAAACGATCCAGATGTAATAGCTGGAAGATTTGAAACACGAGAACGGCGCAGAAAAGTTGGTTACGTCAATATTCCCCAAGATAGAGGCGGAGAAACAAAATACGGTATTGCTCAAAAGGCAAACATTGAAGTAAACGTTCGAGCGTTAAATCTTGAACAAGCTATGGAAATCTACCGTAGAAAATATTGGATTGCAGGTTCTTGCCATTTACTGTCTTACCCATTAGCAATCATTCATTTTGACGGCTGTGTCAATCATGGGGTTGGTAGGGCAAACAAATTCTTGCAGAGAGCAGTTGGTGTGGTAGAAGACGGGGCGATTGGTCCTAAAACTATTGCTGCTATAAATTCTGCAAATCAAGGTGCTATTATCCAATCAATTTCAAATATCCGCACAAATTTCTATCAACAGATAGTAAATCGCGATCCATCGCAAAAAATGTTTTTAAACGGATGGATGCGAAGAATCAATGAAGTCACTGCTTATTCACTGAGCAAACTTTAAAAATCAATCAAAAAATAAAAGCACTAATTGGTCGAATTTCGGCCAAGGGCTGACTTATCTTTGGAGAAAAATAATAAAAATGTCAAAAGAAATTTATGTTACCAAACGCAATGGAAAAAGGGAATTATTTCAGCTTCAGAAATGGCAGGCGCAAATAGCAAAAGTTTGTGAGGGTGTTGCTGATGTTTCGCCCTCTATGATTGAAATAGCTGCCAGCCCACATTTCTATAACGGGATGAGTACATTGGAGCTTGATCAAATTGCATTGCGTGCAATGGTTGGCCTTATTGATGAGGAAGCAAATACTCTTGGCAACGTTAATTACCAGCATGTTGCCGGTAAACAGAGAGTCAGTATGCTTAGGAAGGATGTTTTTGGACAATATGAACCCCCACACCTTTTTGAAATTGTTAAAAAGAATATTTCGTTGGGGCTTTATACGTCGGACTTATTGACGTGGTATAGCGAGGAAGATTGGGCGTATCTTAATAAGCAACTGGATCATGGAAAAGACGAACTTTTGACTTATGCTGCAGTTGAACAACTAGTGGATAAGTATTTGGTTCGCAATCGTGCAACTGGAAATATTGTCGAGACTCCACAAATTAGGTATATGATTGCAGCTGCGACAGCATTCCATGCAGAAGAAAAAGATCGCTTGAAATGGGCAAAAGATTTTTATCATGCCGCATCTGATGGAATCTTCACATTGGCTACTCCAGTGCTTGCAGGTCTCGGAACCAAAACGAAACAATTTAGCTCGTGCGTTCTTTTGCGAACTGATGATACTTTGAAATCTATTTTTGCAACTGGCCAAATTATGGCTGATTATGCTTCTAAGCGAGCCGGAATTGGACTGGAAATTGGGCGCATGCGTCCTTTAGGTTCATCTATTCGTGGCGGTGAAGTTATGCATACAGGCATTTTGCCGTTTCTTAAAAAATGGTACGGCGACTTGAGATCTTGTTGCCTTCGACCTGACATGTATGTTGAAGTCATGAATGGAGCAGACACAAAAAGAATTAAAATGTCTGAAGTCAAAGTTGGAATGAAAATTAAAACTATGACCGAGACTAATGAAATTGGGTTCCGCGATATTACCGACAAATTCGCAACGCTTGTCAAGCCAGAAGATCAGGTTCGTTTGGAATTTGAAAATGGTACGGTTATTAACTGTTCAACAAACCATCCAATTTTGGTGCTGTCTGCTTCTGGCCAAGTTCAAGTGAAACCAATGGATTTGACCTTTGAAGATGAAATTCTGACAGATTCGGGTTTGACGAAATTAAAATTTAGAGATTTGGGCCAAAATAACGATCCTTCATATTTGGACATTACTGTTGAAGATACGCATGTATTTTTCACCAGTGAAACTGAAAATGGGCCAATGGTTTTAACTCATAATTCCCAAGGCGGAATTCGTAACGCGTCAGCAACAGTCAATATGCCAATTTGGCATTATCAATTCGATGACTATATTGTCCTCAAAAACAATAAAGGCACTGAAGAAACTCGTGTTCGTCAACTTGATTATTGCGTGGTACTAAATTCTTTCTTCTGGCGCAGATTTAAAGAACAAAAAAATATTACGTTCTTTGACCCAAACCAAGTTCCCGATCTGTATGAAGCCTTTTATGCAGACTCTGTAAAATTTGAGAAAATGTATGTTCAATATGAACAGCGTAAGGACTTATCTAAAAAGGTGGTACCTGCCGAAACAGTATTCAAAGAATGGTTGATTACGGAGCGAATGGAAACTGGTCGAATTTATATCTTGAATATTGATAATGTTTCGAATCAGGGTCCATTTGATACTAACGCTACGCCAATCTATCAGACTAATCTTTGTTGCCTAGTTGGTGAAACTTCCTTGATGGGAACTGTAAATGGACTGGATTGCGTTTTCACCCTTGAAGAAGCCGTAAGCCTTTTTCTCAGCGGCGAAAAAGTCCAAGTAATGTCAAAAAATCTAGATACTGGGGAACTTCAATATAAACCTGTTTCTGCAGCGTTGAAAACGGGGGTCAATCGCAAGGTTTTAAAAATTACTGATAGCGCTTCTGGAAAATCTATTATTTGCACCCCAGATCATAGGGTTTTTACAAAAAATCGGGGGTGGGTACGAGCAGATTCCCTGACTTCTGTTGATAACTTGGAAATGCGGTAAGTACTAAAATCTCTATAAATAGCCTGAAAGGAGATCAGGCTATTATGAAACATCATTGTTATCAGGTCTATAAATGGACTTGCAAAATCACCAACAAATCCTATATTGGCTATACAGGCGACGGGGTTCTTTTTCGATGGGGGAAACACTTGCTTAACGCAAGAGCTGGAACGGATAATTTCTTCTATAGGGCCATTAGAAAACATGGTGCTGCGGCATTCTGTTGCCAAATTCTCTTTGAAACAGATGACAGACAAAAAGCGCAAGCAGCGGAAAGGGATGCAATCATATCCTACGGAACTCTTGCACCAAATGGTTATAACTGTTCTCATGGTGGAACTGGTGGTAATACTTGGTTTGGGCCAAATTTGGAAAAACGTAGACATGCTTTATCATTAGCTGTTGCTGGGCTTTCCAACCCAAATAGTTCAGGCGTCAGTGATGAACAGATTTTAAACGCTGCGGAGCGCTTCTGGCTTACGCATCGGAATTGGCGTCTTGGTGAATGGTTACAGCTCTGCCATAATGAAGGACTTCCCAAGCATATTTGCAAATTTAGATTTGCGCAATGGGGAGGAGGATTGAAGGGATTGAAGGTGGCACTACTTCAGAGACTCCAAGAAAATGGGGAAAACATAGATGAGGTGAAATATGTCCGGACCAGTAGCCATAATCACAATGTGGCTAAACACCTCAGGGGGAAAATATGGGTAACTGGCACCGTAACCCGCCGTTCCTATAGGGCTGATGTCTGTGAATTGAATAAAGAAAATATTATAAAGGGAAGAAAATGTTAATTATTGAAGAATTATTAGAAGATCGTGATGTTTTTGACATCACAGTAGAAGACAATCATAACTTTTATGCTAATGGGATATTAGTTCATAATTGTGAAATCATGCTGCCAACTGAGAGCTTTGAGACCATTGACGACGCCGGAAGCTTGACTATTGAATATGACGGGAAAGATGTTGTCATACCTAACACAGCAACGGCCCGCCTCTCAGACGGAACAGAAAAACTGGTAAGGCATATTACTGAAGATGATGATGTTATTTCATTCGTTTTCGAAGATGGAAAACAGCTTCTGCTTGCATAAGGGACTTAAAAATGAAACTAAAAATAAAATCACACACAAAACCCTCTATTGCCCTTTGCACCTTGGGCTCAAATAACTGGGGCGTATTTCGCCATCCTGAGGACATGAGACGTCCGCTGCGTTTGCTCCACCGTTTCCTGCATAACATCCTGCAATACCAAGATTTCTTGTCTATCCACTCCCTGATGCATAATAAGGAATTTGAACCGCTTGGAATTGGTGTTACTAACCTCGCTTATTGGCATGCTAAGAGGAAGCTTAAATATGGTGACCCAGAAGCTCTGGCTGAAGTCAAACGTTGGATGGAACACCAAGCCTTCTATTTGACCGAAATGAACGTGGACCTGGCCAAAGAAAAAGGCAAATGTTTAGAATCAGATAACACTTGGTATGGTAGAGGCGTTTTTCCATGGGAACGGCGAGCTTCTGGCGTAAATGAACTAACTGATTTTACGCCTTCTGAAGATTTGGATTGGGAAGGTCTTCGTGAAAAAATGAAGACTTACGGAGTCCGTAATGCTACAACAGGCGCAATCGCTCCAGTGGAAAGTTCTAGTGTCTGTATCAATTCGACTAATGGCATCAATTTGGTGAAAGAGATGATTGTCACCAAACGCTCGAAAGGCGGCGATATTATTCAAGTGGTTCCTGAATACAAGCGGCTTAAAAACCACTATCAGCAACTTTGGGCCCAGAAAGACTGTCTCGGTTATCTTAAAACTTCTGCAGTGTTGCAAGCTTATATAGATCAAGGAATTTCTACAGATATGTTCTTTTCACCGAGAAATTATCCTGATGGAAAGATAGATGTTAATGACGTTATCAAGGCGCATATGCTATTCCATAAATGGGGCGGGAAATCCCTCTATTACGCGTTGATCGAAAAACAGGCAGCCATGGAATCGGTCAAGGACGCGGGTGACTTTCATTCCAAGTTTGATGTAGAGGATACCAAGAATGAAGAAGCTGATTCAGAATACGTATGCGAGTCCTGTGTTCTATAAATAAAACATGGATTATGCAAAACACTATTCTCTACTAATTGAAAAACGTCTGAATAACTGTCCACTCGGTTATTCAGAACGTCATCATATAATCCCAAAGTGCCGGGGAGGTGATGATAGCCCCGACAATATTGTAAAACTGACTCCTGAAGAACATTATCTTGCGCATTTATTGTTATGCAAAATTTTCCCTAAGGATAAAAAACTCTTAGCAGCGGCATTATTCTTGACATCAAATCTACACAAGCGAAATAATAAGCAGTATGGTTGGGTAAAGCGTCTATTCGCAGCTTCTATGACAGGTGATAATCACCCTATTAGAACAAATAGTAAAGTTAGAGAAGCTAATTTAGCGTACATGACGTCAGAAAGGAACCCACAAAAAAGAAATCCAAGAAAAGGAGAAAAGCACCATTTCTTCGGTAAGAAGAAACCATTTGAGTTTTCTGAAAGCGCTAAACGCAAACTTTCAGAAGGAAAGACCGGTGTCAAAAACCCATACTTTGGGGCTGATGGATGGAAACACCCAACATGCACACCGAAATCCCGAGCTGCTTGGGCGCGCGCAGACGAGGTATTTTTGGTACATTTGAATAATAAAAAATTGGGATACTCAAAAATTTCTAAATTACTGAATTTTGATTGCGCACACAGAAGCATGGGGATACTGAACAAGATAAAAGCTGGTTGGAATCCTTTAGAAGACGAAGAATGGAAAAAATGGAAACAACGCTATGAAACTGACTCGTATTCCATTGGATGAAAAGAATAGAATGCTACGTGGAGGCTTCGGCCTTCACGACGGTAACTGGTTCGTGCGGGTTGATCTATGGTGGATTGGATTTAGACTTACATTTTGAAGGTAAAATTATGACATTGGATTTTTCAAAACCTACAAATTATGGACATCGTAAAATGTTCCTTGACCCAGCAGGGTCAGTCACTATTCAGCGCTATGATGATTACGCGTATCCGAAATTGGCGCAGTTCACTAAAACGCAACG